TTAATGTTTCATAATTTGTAATGTTGGCCATGATTTCAGGAGCAAAAAGAAGAACTCCATTTGCATTTGCTCTCCATGCTTTTTGATTTCCAACAACATTTAGTTCTTCATCAGCCTGAACATTAACATCCATATATTCTCTGGTAAAGTTATTAACATTCCAGGTTCCATATTCTACAGGTTGTGCTTGTCCATCTTCAATATAAAACACTGGGTTTAAATTCATAACTAGTGAAAAATAGTTAGGTGCCGTAGATGCTGTACCACCAGGCATAGTTGCTGATGCTCTAAATGGCTGTCTTGCAAGTATTGGATCTCTAAATAATGCACTTGCTGTTAATGCTTCAGAACTATAGTTTACATCTCTGTTTGTTATAAGATTAAAGTTGTCTGGTGCTAACGCAGAAGAGTTGAATGGATCTGCATTTATTGTTACGTTTTCACCAGTTCCAAATCCTGGAGTTGGGAATGTTACAGATGCTGTAAAAGATGTTGAAATATTAACACTGTCTCCAATTACTGCGACAATGGTTGGCATTGGTAATAACATAGTGGCAGTCATTAATTCTGCATTATGTGAAACACTTATTCCAGGAGGACCAACCAAAGTTGATTTTGCAACTGCATTAATTTCTGCAATACTTGAAGATGTTACAGAAAGATAAGTTCCAGCGTATATATCCGAAACTTCAAATGTTGTTGCTTCAAGAGCACCAGTTCCTGTAATTACTGTTGCATTATCTCCAATTCCTAAATTTCCATTTATAGTTCCAGAAGGTGATGAGACTGTTTGTGAATTTATCAGTACTCCATCAAGATATATTTCTGTATAAACTCCAGCAATAGATTGGTTTTGTCTAACAGCAACATAATGCCATTTTTGATCATCTAGTCTTGTTGGAGAAGTAACAGATGTTCCTGTGTTTACTACAAATGTTACCTTTCCTTTGTTAGCATTATTTGCTGCGCCACCAATAAGTGTTGCAATAATTGTTTTATCTGTTGTAGCAGTCATGCCACATGAAACTAATTGATAACTTGTATCGTGTACAAGTGAATTTGAAAGGGTAAAGTTTGTTTTAAAGAAATAGCCAATAGAACTGTTTCCATCTTTTAATGGTTGACTCATAGTTGTGGTTAGTCTAATATCTGGCGGAGTGGAATCAGTTGAACCTCCAAGCGAAAAGACCCAAGATCCAGTTCCTCTAACTCCGCCACCCACATTTAAATATGGAGTAATGCTGTCTGTATTTCTTGTACTCCAAACAGCAGTTCCATAATTATAAGAACCCAAGTTTGTTGGCTTATTAAATGTAGTGTAGTTTGGTGTTTCATTAAATTGCCAATACAGTTCTGGAGAATAAGAAAGAATTTTATCAGAAAGAACAACGGTTGATTGTGTGCTAATTACTGGATCTACAAATAATGCTGTTGCTGTGATTGGAGTTGCTGCAGGAGCAATAGAAGGGTCAGTTCCTAAATTATAAATTTCTAAAAGATTTGATGCTGTAATTGCAGTAGCAGATGAAACAAATACATTTGCAACATTAAATATTGGATTGGTTGAATCGGGATTAGGAGAACCTATCAAAAGTCCAGTTACGTTTGTAGACAATGTTCTGGTTACTGAATTTGTTTCTACTCCATTAATATAATATTTTGTTGATGTACCGTTTACAATTACAGATATAAGATACCACTCATCAACATTGCAAGTTACTCCAGTAGTGACTGGAGTTGTAGCGCTTGTAGTTGAAACAGTAAAAGTATTTGGACTACTACTTGTAGAACCTGAAATGAAAAAACCAAATCCTGCTGTAGCGGAATTTGGAGAAAATAGTATTGGGTTAGCAGATAAATTTGATCCTGTTGGAAGTTGTGAAAACTTTACCCAACATCCTGCTGTAAAGTTTCTATCATTTATTGCTGATAGCAAAGTGGCCTGAGTTGTTCTAACTCTTGAGCCGCCAGTACCTGCGCTTTGTAAATCAAACTTCCAAGAACCACCTGATCTTAAAGGACCAACAGTTGATTCGTATGTTGGTGCAACACCAGCGACAAGAGACCAATCAGCAGAGGCAGCCTGTAAAAGTGTTCCTGTTTCTGTTGGAGGTAGACCGTAGGCATAATCTAATTCAATACCTTTTTCAATTCCGTAACTGTTAATCTTGTCAAATAATATGCTCATAAAAAAAGACTACGCCTATTACAGCGTAGTCGTTCCTCCTGTCAATACTAGTTCTGGATTAATTCCTGAAAGGCTGTGTCCATTGATTGATGGAGTAGGTAGAGAGAAGCAGGTCCAAGTTGAGCGGAGATGTAGGCTATGGCAAGCCTTAATTTCTACCTTAATGGTAGGCTCAACTATATTTGATATGAGTCCAATAGTTAGTGGACCTGCTTCTACTCTAATGTTCATTACGCTACTGTAACTCTTACGATTCCTGTTGAATCCCAAGTAATTGTGAAGTTACCGTTTGATGAAGACTGGTCTGAACCAAAGTCAACATATCCAATTAATGGACGAGTTGCGTTAGTTGCAGGAGATGCATCATAGATAACTGCATAACGAGCAGTGATTGTTGATGAAGCCCAAGTTGTATCATCAGCATCAAGAACGATTACGTTTGTTGCTGAGTTATATGTATTGGTCTTGTTAGCAAGAGTGTTTCCACCTGCTGTGTAACCTGTACCAGTTACTTCGTTTGCAACAACATCATCAAAATAGTTGTGTGCATCCTGGTTTGGTGTGTATGCATTTGTTAGCAAAGCGACCTTGATTACATCTGAATCCCAGTCAATTTCCTTGTTAAATGCTTGCGAAATAAATTGTCCGTATAGTTGTGATGGCATGTTTTATTCCTCCCCTTATGCTGTCTTCTCAACGATTGCGAATGCGTCTGCATCTGCAACAGCAAATCCACGACGAATGCGAGTCTTGAGAACGACACCATCTCTTGCAAATTCTGCATCACGAGAAACAACTGACTCTACTCCACCACGAACACCGTTGATAAGCATCTGACGGTTACCTACGATAAGTAGGGCGTTTCCTGTTGGTGAATCTGTTGCTGCTGCTGATGTTGCTGCACCGTATGAAACTACCAATGGATATCCGAATAGAGATCCTGGAGTTCCTGCTAGTGGATCTGGTAGAACTAGGTCAGAGTTACCCTTGACCATTCCACGAATTTCCTTAAGCATCTTTGGGTGAGCCATCCATACAGTGTTGGCTGCATCAAACTTTGAAGAGTTTTCAACAAAACCAAGTGCGTTGTTGATGTCATCATATGACATTGCTCCACCTGTTTGGATGATCTGTGATACTGGTGCTGTTGGGCTTGTAGCCACTGCACGATATAGAGATGTATACGGCTGACCGTCATCTCCGTCGCCTGCTGCTGTTACGCCAAGGCAAGCATTATCAAACTTACGAGCAAAACGAGATGCCCATTCACGCTTGTAAACTGAAAGTGTATCAACGAGTGAATCGTTAACATCTTCCTCTGAGATATGCATCAATTGTGCATACTTTCTTGCTGTCAATACGATTTCGTCTAGAGTTGGATCTGATGCAGGAATTTCTGCGCCTTCTGCTACCACTGTAGGTGCATCTCCAACAAAGCGAGGTACTGACTTAGTACGAGAAGCCATTGCTTCACGACGGGCAAAACGCTCTACAGCAGAGTTAGCAATGAGATCCTGGATTACTGTGGACCCCTGCTCTTCTAGGATGTAGCCGTTAGCCTCTGTTAAATCAACACGACTAATTGTCATTTTATCCTCCTATGGATATATAGTTTATTAAATTGTAATGTGAATCGTCTAATTCATATTTTATTATAGGGCAAGCGTCCACTTACTCCCAATAGGTCTATTATAGCATTTAATTGCTACAACTTTCCAAGTATTTTAGCAGCCTGAAGTTGGGTTGCAGTGTATTGAGTGCTAACAGTTGCTTTTACAGCAGTATCTGCTTGACCTCCAACACGAAGTTTAGGATCAAATATTTCTGGAAGGTCTTCCTGAAGTTGCTTGAACTGGTCTTCAAATCCAACAACATCAAGATTTTCATCAAACTCAAATTTAGTCAAATCCATAAACTTGAGAAGTCTTCTTGGTTCTTTGACTCCTTCAGCAGAAATCTTTTGCAAAACCTTCTCGTGAAGAAGTTTTCCACTAAACTCTGCTATCTTTTGATT